CTTCTTCTTTCTCTTTATCCCTTCTCGCTTTATAATACGCTTCCCAATCTTTTTGCTCTTGTGCAATTAGTTGAGCCTTGTGATTATGGCTTTCATTGGCATTTTTAGTTTCTTCTTCGTGACGTTTTTTATCCATATTTTGTAAATGCTCTTGTAATTTTTGTTCATCTTGAACTCTTTGTTTATATTCATCTACTTGTTCTTTGTTTACCTGTTTTGCATATTTTGCTTGCTCTTTGGCATTTTCTTCAATGCGTTGTCTTTCAGATTTAGCCATCCCACTTGCCATATCTTGCTCCAACTTAACTCTATCAGCGTAAGCTTTTGCTTTTCGCTCATTTTCTTCGTTTGCTAATTTTGTTTGTTCTTCAATAGTTTTTCTTTCCATATCTGCAAGATGTTGTCTAACTTTAGCTAAATCTTGTTCTGCAACAACTTCAGTTTTCTTTTGCTCAATAGCCTGTTTTTGTTTCTCAATTAAATCACCATAAAGCTTAACAACTTTACGAACTGCATTTTCTAATTCTTCTACAGTTTGAGTTGAGAATATGCTATCAATTTCCTTCTTGATTTTAGCAATACTCTTTTCTCCAATTAAATCACTGTCAAGATTTGCTTCAACTTTGCCAGTTAATTTATCAGCATTTTCAGTACGCTTAACGCCTAGCTTTTTATTCTTTTGGAACTCAACTGCTTTAGCGTATTGCTCATTCATTTTTTGTAAATGTACATTAACTTGACCTAATGTTTCTAACTCCTTAGAGTTCAAGCTATTTAATTGGCTTTGTAGTGCTTTCATTTGGCTTTTGTGAGTGTAGCCTTGACGCTCCAATTCATTGACTTTTGTTTGCCATGAAACTCTTTGTTCTTGAATTTTATTAATTGCTCTTTCTCTATCAGCCTTTTCGTCTGTAATCTTCTTGTCTTTATTGTTTAATTCAACAAATTCAGATTTTGACTTAGAAAGACTTTCTGTAAAGTGTTCAGATAAAACATCAATACTCTTTAATGTTTTCTCAAACTCTTTAATTTCTTTATTTGATAAATTACCATTTTCTCTCCATTGAGCAACTTGTTTAGAAATATTTGAAACTAATTTATCAACTTCTTTTTGGGTTTTTAAATTTTCTTTGTTTTCTTGAATTAGCTTTTGATAATCTGAAATCCAAGCTTCCAATCTTTCACCAAAATAGTCTGCTCCAAGATTTCTTGATTCTGCCATTTTCTGTAAGTCTTTAAACTCATTTAAATTAGCGTCTTTTCTTTCTTGTGTTACATGACCTAAATCTTGGCTTTGCACCATCTTCTTAGCTTTATCTAAGCCTTTGAATTTTGAAGCAAAGTTAGATTCTAATCTAGTCAATTGACCTTCTAGTATTCTTACATTTTGTATCTCTCTATCAAAACCAATTGGGTCTTTTGTCATCATACCTCTTAGTTGTGATAGTTTATCTAATAGATTACCAACTTCAACAGGAAGTAGTTTAGTAGCGTGCTCCCAACTGTTAGTCTTTTCGGTTAGTTTTTCTACATAATCATTAAGTTTTTTGATATCAGCAATTACTTCTTTAACTTCTGGTGCTGACATATCTTCTGCGTTAAACTGTTTAGTAGTTTGTACGAAATCATTACCACTCTTTTGAGTAACAGTAGTTTTACCTTTTTTGTTATCAACTCTGTTACCAACTTTGATTAATCTATCATAAGTTTTTAAAGCTTCCTGCATGTTGTCTTTATATTCTTCAGCTTCATGATTGATATTACTCATATCTCTTTGGACAGCTTGACCTAATCCTGTCATAGAGTTTTTGTATTTATCCATCTCTTTTGATAAGTTACTTAATCCACCAATTTTAACATTTAGACTTTCAATGTTAGTTAATAATTTGGTGATATCAGTAATCTCTTTGACAAATTGAGTTTTATTTGAAATCACTGCTGTAAGCTTGATTGGATATAATGTACCTATGTCATTAATCATTTCTTTGATTTTCGTTTCAGCACCTACGAGGTTAACGCCAACAATAATATTAAAATCGTTCACTCAAATACACTCCTTTTCAGAATAAACAAAAAAGGAGTGTATTATGTACACTCCTTTTGAATATTACTTATCATAATTAATTTCTTCTACCATCTCGCACCATCTGTCATACTCTAGTGCTTCTCCACCCATAAAAGTCTTTTCACAGTTCAAAATTATATCTTTTAATAGAAGCAACATTTCTTTTCGTTCTTCTGTTTCTTCAATGATATATTCCTCATTAAGAAGTATGTAGTATTCTCTATTGAATCCCACTTTATCTTCTACATCATAGAACTGCTTACCTTCTTTTATAATGATATTTGGATTTCCTTCACTATCTTTACTGCTATATTGTTTGACTAATTGTTGGTGTTCTTCGTCAATTAGATTCTGTCTTTCCATAAGTAACTTTACGAATCTAGTACGCAATCTAGAATCTCTACCTTTAAGTTCTAACTCCATCAGAAACTTAATTAAAGATTCAACTTCGACATTCTTTAATATCATAAAAACAACTCCTTTTACTCTCTGTATTACAATTCGAATTTCTTCTTAGTATCTTGTAATTTCTTCATATCACGCTTAATATAGTGTTTAAGCGTTGTATCTGGACTTCTGTGATTTAATAACTCTTGAACATCTTCAAGTGCCATACCTTTATTAAATAGCAAACTACTACCAGAGTGTCTGAAATCATGTGGGTGAAGTGCTTCAACACCTACTAATTTACCAATCTTCTTAGTCCAAACTGTTTGCATTGTATTCTTATTTACTTGTTTCCATTCACCACTATATTTAGTAATAAATAGATATTCGCATTCAATACCTTTTTCTTTCCTATAATCAAGCCATGCTTTAATTAATTCCATTGTTCTATCAGAACAATAAAGGTCAACAATGTAACCCTCTTTCTCTTTAACACCTTCGATTACAGAATGTTCAAAGTTAATCTGCTCAACCTTGATATTACTTACTGCATTTACCCTAGCCATTGTAGAAAGTGATAGTTCAAAATATAATTCTAGTTGAGTATCACTTGACTGACTTAACTGTTCTCTGATACTATCAATCTGTTCAGCAGTAAGGAAGGTCTGCGTTATCTGTGGCTTCTCTCCTGCTCTTACAGAAGGTCTTTCCATATAGTCTAATGGATTAGACTTGATTCTTCTTTTCTTTAACAGATAAAGGAAGAATGATGATATAGAGGACATTCTTCGTTGTATCCTACGCTCATTGTTACCGAGTACTGATACACAGAACGCCACATAGTCTTCTATTAGGTCTACCATGTCTTCTATTCCATCTTCGTCTTTTAGTATTCGAAGTAGGTCTTCTTCGTGAATTTGACCATTTTGAGCCTGCTCACTGATATATACAAGCCATTGGTTAAAGTCAGATTCATAGCTTGCTTTACTGCTATCACTTAGATTCATATTTTTGTAGTTAAAGTATTTCTTAATATGAGATTTATTCGATTCTGCTACTTTATCTAATTTATCTTTTGTTACATATCTAATATATTTTCGTTTACCAGACATTTATCTCATTCCCTTCTCAAATGCGCCAATTAGTTCACTTCTGTTGGATTGAATTTCCATTTTAGCATTATACATGAAGTTACGAGGTTCATAGAAAGGAGTTTCGTTCATTGGATTTCCTTCATGTCTGTATCTGACTTTACGTTGCCTAATATATAGGTCATTATACAAAGCAATACCATTGCCATAGTATCTAGCTTTCTCTTGACCTAGTATAATAAGTTTCGTTAAATCTGCGAATCTATCAGTTACAGCATGGTGTCCTACAGAAAGATACATGTCTGGATAATCTTTATCATATCTATCTTGTGCAAACCTGTAATCTCCTGCCACATAATGATAAAAGTTGTTAGAGTTATATAAGTCATAACTTCTTCTATATTGTATTGGTGTATAAGCTTCATAAACATCAAGGCGAATCCTATTTTGTACTACGCTTTCTACATAATCTCTTACAGTAGTGTCTAAAGCCTTTTTAGTCTTTTGCTCTAATGCTACTCTTAATTCATCCCAACTATTGTAATTTGCCATAAACCATCACTCCACAAGTTCTGGATTTTCTAATTTACCTTTTGCATTCTTTTTCAGTTCTTCAAGGATTTGATAATTGTCTTCAAAAGTTTCAATTAAGATTTCTAATTCCTCTTTAATCTTTTTGATTTCTTCTGGGTCAAATTGAATAATGATTTGGAAGAATGCTGTAGTATTCATCATGTGTTTTAATGAGCCTAATTGCTCTTTAAATGTGTTAGGCATACTTTCACCTAAGTTTGTAAAATGCTTGATTAACAGGTACATTAAGTAAGGCTCTAGAACATCTCCAAAACCATCTTTATTAGCACTTTTTGCATAATCCATATTTACAACAAACTCTTGCAAACATTCTTTAATTCCAACTGGACTAAACAATTTGTACATTTCTAGTTCAAAAGTTTTTACTTCTCCATCAATCTCTAGATTTACTGGAATCAGTTTGATATTATCGTATTTTTCATGTGCTATCGAAATCAAGCCATCTGTAAGTTGTTGATAGTTCTCTGCCATAAAAATCCTCCTTTTAATCCTTTATATAGATAAAATTTTAGTTTTATTTAGAATGCATAAAAAAAATGGTGAGAGAGATATATAATCTCCCTCACCATTAATAGTGATTCTAGTACGTTTTATTTACTTTATTTGGCTTTAGTAAATTATTCGTAACGAATGAATTTAACCATGTCTGTGCTGTTAGGGTCTTTAAACACATCTAAGTTAAAGTCGAATACAGATGGGTCACCTGTTGGTTGCATTGTAATTGTGAATTGAGAAGAAATCTTCGCTTTTGGAATTACAATTTGTACCATTTCATCTTGAGAATTAGCTTCGTTTCTCCACATTGTATCACCTGTAACCATGTAGTATCCACCAAAGTTGTTAGAAGTGATTGTGATTACTTCAGCGTCAGTTGCAGTTTCAAATTGGTAGTAAACTAAAACTTTAGAACCAACTGGTAAAGTAGCAGAAGGTACTTTGATTGTTTTAGAAGTTACAGTCATTTGTGCTTTAGTGATTTCTGAAGTATGCTCATAACCATCAGCAGTTTGGAACATGTAAATTTCAGTTCCAGTAGCAGGAGTTTGAGCAAGAGTTACTTGACTGTTAGTGCTACCATCATCAGTAGTAACTAATAATTCACGCTTTCTAATTTTCTCAATTTTTTTCTCTAATTGAGTACCAACTTGCATTGCGATTGCTTTAGGGTTTAATAATGCGTCTTGTACATTGAATGTAGCAGTTCTATTAAAATCCCAACCTACTAATCTTGGTGAAGATTGTCCACCAGAAGCGTATGAAGTTTCAGCGTTGTTCTCTAAGTTTGATAGCTTTAGAGTGTCTAAGAATAATTCTGGTTTTCCAGTTAATAAATTGTAGAAAGTTACATCAGCAACTTCTTTAACACCAAATCGTGCCATGAAACATCTCTCCTTTATGATTGTAAAATTTATTTTTACACATTTTTATTATCAAAGATTAGTCAGTTTTAGATGACCAATGCTTTAATTTTATATCTTTTGCTCCTGCTAGAATTGATTTAATACTGATATCATATTGGTCTATAACTTCCATTCTCTTGAACTTGCTGTAGACTTGATACACTGTTAAATCCATTACATTTAACTCATTGATACTATGTGATTTTGATGAAATTGAGGAAATGATATCGTAGAAATCTAAGTCACTATCTTCATCTTCTTGACTTTTTTTCTTCTTGATTTCATCTCTCTGCTTTTGAAGTTTCTTCAATCTCTCTTTGAATTTACGAGTTCTTTCATCCATAGGTGCTTCATCAATTTTCTTGTCTTCAAAGTTATTTATATAGTTGTGCCATTTAAGAACCTCAACTATATTATCAAAGTTCTTCCCATCAACTTTTCTAACTTCTGTATCGCTTAATTTGACATATACAGCCACTTCTTCTTTATCAAGAATTGTTTCTCCACCTAAGAAAAAAGCTAACGCCTTTTCAAATTCAGATTCAAGTTCTTCTCCACCAAATGCTATAATAAGGTCTAATGAACTAATCTCTGCTAATTCTTGTTCATCAATACCTCCACTATCATTAAGTAAATCCTTCTTATCTACACAGAGTAAATTTAAAGACTTCATGTAGTCCATGTATCCATATCTTACAATCTGTCTTACTGTCAGTGGTTTTATGTTTCCATAACCTTCTGCCATTAGTGATTCTCCACCAAATAATCTAAGTTTTAAATCCATCTGTTCCATAGGCATTCACCTCTTAAAACTCTGTGAATTTAGCAACTAATCTAATTCCTTCGAATTGACTGTTGATTAATGTGTGTGAACCATCTATAAAGTGAATTTCTCCTAATTGACCTATTCGCTTACCTTTGAAAGTATTTACGAGTTGGTTAACTATTTGGTATGGTCTAATAACCTTTTTAGAGTTATCCATCATTAACCAAATACTTTTGTGTACAACAACATCAAAAATGAGAATTATCTCATTGGCGTATCCATTATTCTTGAATTGAAAATTTGGATAATAAATGTGTAATTGTGTACTAACATCACCTTCGTATGCTATGTCAAATGGATAAGGAAATATCTTTTCATTTATACCTTTAGGAGCAATATCTTTAGGGTCAATTGGTGTATTTGGTGGTAGTATTGGGAAATTACCATTGTAGCCAATTAGATTGACCAATTCTCGATTCTTCAAAACTTCGTCAATAATATTAATTAAGTTAGAAGACAATCTAGTTAAATCCATTACCATCCACCTCCCCAATTAGAATTTCCAGAATCGTCTGCTACACCTGTAGCAACATCATCTGTATCTGTTTTAGCAGTTGCCTTAACAGTTAGTGTAATAAGACCTTTATCTTTATACACATCAGTAATTCTATCTATGCTTGTTACATCAAACGCTTGTCCATCAAAGACAAATCGTTGAGTAGGCTCAATAGTTTTAGTTTCATCATTGTATGGTACAACGATTTTTAATTCAGCCATTGAATCCATTACAAGTCTTTTATCTCCTGTAACATCACCATTAATGCTAATGCTATCACCCTTTATGATACAGCTATACTGTTTAAGTACATTTAAAGTATCTCTCCACCTTAAAGTGTTATTGCACAACACAATTTCAGCTTTTGGATAAATTTCATTTGGTACACATTCTGTAACGATATAAATGTCAGTATCTAACAGGACATACATACCTTTCTCAATTGTCTTTCTAGGTCTAAGCAATATTTCACGCTTATTAGATTCTTTAGTAAGATTAAATGTACAATCTTCATCAACACCATTTAACTTGATTACTCTGTATGATGGTGCATTAGTAAAGTCTGCATTAATGATAGCGATAGTGTCATTAATGAAAGCTTCACTCACTGAAGTTGCCCCTAATCTTCTTTTGTATTTAGTTAAATCCATAACTATACAACTCTATCTTTCGTTCTACTAATTATCTCTATAACTTTAAAAATATCGCTTCTTAAATTTCTATGATTATCATAATCTAGTCCTTTAAGTGTGCCTACTATCGCTAATAGTTCATCTCTGAATACAATTTGAGAGTTTCCAAACAATTCTCTGACAATAGAATCAACATACTTTTCTAGTGTAGTGCTTTTTTCTTCACTCATTGGTATAACTTTAAATACTCTATTTGTAAGCTTTTCTAAATATGAAATCACCTGTTTGTTATCAATAGTGCCAACTATAGTATTCATTAGTCTAACCCATCTAAGCCAAAGCTTAATGAATAACTATTTAATAAGTCATTTATATCTGACTGTATGCTTGCTTTAAGTGATAACATTTCTTTTAGGTGATTAGCTTGTGAATAATTTCTATATTCTCTTTCGCTTAACATTTGCTCCATATTTTTAACAGTTAGAATCTTTCCACTCACATAGCTAGACACCATGATTGTTGAGAGAATTTCCTTCTCTGTTAAAGTCAAATCAACATTGAATGATTTGGTAATTTCATCTACTGTTAAAACTTTGTTACAGTTAGTGAATCTCACGATTGCACTTCTTAAATGGTTGTAAAGGATATCATCTAAGTCACCATCTTCATTTAATTTAATAAATGAATAATCAGTTACCTTAGAAAGAAAGAAGTCATAAACTTCAGTTAAGGGTGTAGACATTTATATTACCCCCTTTGACCAATATCAGTATTGAACTTATTATTCAGATAGTTTACCTTCCACATAGAATCTAATGTACCATCAGCAACCTTTTGTTTTGCTCTAGTAACGATTGAATGAATAATACCTTTTGGTGATTTTTCGATAACTTCTTGGAAATCTTTATTATTCATTTTAAAGATATTATCAAGAGAATCTAAATCAACTAGATTATCATACATTTTGTTTAGACCTAAGTAGTGAACAACATCTTCATCTAAAATTAATAGGAATGGGTCATCTAAGAAACGCTTTTGACCACTACGCATAGTAAGTAATTCTTGGAACTCAACATATTCAACATCACCATATTCTCCCCATACCCAAGTAGCACCTGTTTTCTTTGATGAATAAACAAGTTTACCATTACAAACATTCATTACTGGAATTGGTTCAAATCTATCAATTTCTTTTTTCTTGATAGGTGTAGATTGTGGTTTTACCTCAACATCTTCTGGTGCTGATTTGATTTCATCTTGAATCTCTTTTCTAGCTTGCTCTTTTAATTCTGCTAATTTCTCTGCCATCATTTTCTCCAACATAGCTTGCATATCTACTTCTGGTTGTGGCGTAACTTCTGTAGTAGCTTGTGGTTCTGAAGTTTCTTGTAATCCTTGTAGGATTTGCTCTAATTCCTTATTTGTCTTAGACATAAGATTTGCTTTTGTATCAATAGCTTCGATTGATAAAATAGCTGAAACTAAATCTTTTTTGTTCATAATAACCTCTCCTTTTTCTCTCCTAAATCAAATTAAAATGGGTTGAAGAAATTAATCTTCAACCCAAGTAAATTATGCCATTCTGTAGATACCAAATTTAGAAGCTGATAATACAGCTACTCCTGCTTTCTTGATGAAAGTGTAATCTCTTTGGAAATCTTTACGATTGCTTCCATCACCTTCAACAATCATAGAATCTCCTTCGATAACTAATTTAACGAATTTGTCTGGAGATTTTGGAACAACTAATAAGAAGTTATTGTCGATTGCCCAAGCTTCAGAACCTACTTTATGAGCATTTTTAATAACCATCATTTCAGTGCCATGAAAATTACCATAGAAACCAAATTGGTTATGTTTTTCTAGCATAGCTTGTGATTCTCTAGCATGTACAACTTTAGCTAAAGCTGATTTAGTACCTAAAATCATAGCGTCCATTCCAGTTGAAGCTTCAACATGAGCAATTAATTCATCTAATTGTGCTTCGTCATAAGAGCCAGAAACTCCATAAGTAGCAGATAATGTATTAAAGCTGTTGTACACTGCATTGTAGATATCATTTTGGATTTTGTTTTCGTAAGATTTAGCAACATTGTCAACTAACTCTGCGAAATCAACACGCCCTGCAAGTAAACGAGATAATTCTTCGTAAACTGCTACCCCATAGATATGAGTTTTGATAGTAAGTTCTCCACTATCTAATCTATCTTTTCTTAGGTCGCCATTACCATCACTGATAAGTGCTACGTCAAATAAACGATTTTCTTTGATTGTGAATACTTTAGCGTCACCATGTTCTAACACTACAGTTTCTACGAATTGGTCAAATTGACCTTTTAACCCTTCTTCAACTAATACATCTAACGCTTCTTCAATGATAGCGAAAAGTTGAGGGTTGTTTCTGAATGATTTCGGAGTTAACTTGTCAGAACCACCATTTGCTTCGATTAATTCTTTGCGTAAAACATCCATTTGTTCAGAACGAGAGTATTTAGTTACATCTCCTTGATTCTTATATACATCAATTGCTAATTTTGCAATCTCATTCATGCTAAATTCCTCCTTATAACAATTCTAAATTTTGTTATTTATTTATTATTGTCAGTACTTTATTAAGCTTTAATAACTTGTAAAACAAATGCTTTATCAGCGTCAAAACCTAAAGTAGTTTCTTGAATTACATTTAAGATTAAAGATTCAGTACCAATTGCAGTTTCAAGTAAGAAGCTACCATTTTGAGGTGCAACATGCTCTCCAACTACTGGTAAGCTTGAGAATAAGTCTTGAGTTAAAGTGAAAATGTCACCTACGATTAAACGATATCCTCTACCTTCATCTCCTGCTTCAACTTGGAAGTGTTTAAGACCTGCTTGTCTTGGGTCAGCCATAACCTCTGGTGTAGCGTGTAACACAATGTCACCTTTAGTAACATCAGTTGGTTTTGTAGCTACTCTTAATTCTGATTCTCCTGCAACTAGTCCACCTAATTGTAAGAAGTAACCATTCTTTAATACTTCTGGTGCTTTGATTGATTCTAAGTGAATCCCTGCAATTTTATCTAAGCGTGTAACTGCCATGATTAAATTCCTCCTTTAAAGAAATTAAAATTTTTTATTGTATTATTTTCTAATACCATGCTTACTGAACAAGCTATCTACTGTGCTTGTTCTTTCTTGTGGCTCTAAACCTACTTTAAGACTTGGAGATTTTGGCTCTCTACTAAATTGAGCAGTTTTTCTTCCAATTAATTCATAAAGTTTAGATTCAATTTCAGAAATTGAGAAATTATGAACATTCTCTCTGATTTCAGCTAAATCATCATTTGATAATTTGCCAAATTGAGCGAATAATTCTTCTGCTTCTGCTTCGTGGCTTTGTTTCTCAACAGTAGCCTTGAACTCTTTAAGTTCTTGGTTTTCTTTCTCATATGCTTCAAAGTTGCTACGCATTAATTCTAGTGCGCCTTTTTCCTCTTTAGTAAGGAACATAGCAAATACCTCTGAAACACTTCCTAAAGTGATGTTGTCACCATCTTTAGTGTAATCTACCATGTAGAACTTATCGCCCCAACCATTTTCAGCAACTATATATGATTCATAAATAGAAACAATATAATACCAATCTTCTGTGCTATTGGCTTGGTTGATTGTAGTGTCAAGAGTTTCATACATTTTAGAGCGAATGTCATCATGAGATAATTCGAAATTTAATTGGAATTTCTCTGGTGTACTATCTTCTACAACTGTACTATCTTCTTGACCATCTTCTTTTGAGAATTCAGTTTCATCAGAATTGTCTTCTTGACCTTCTTCAGAACCTTCATCTTCTTCACCATCTTCTTTACCCATTTCAGTAGAAACAACTTCACCATCTTCTACTTGACCATCTTCTTGATTGTCTTCTGTAGAAAACTCTTGAATTTTAGCTTCTAAGTCCTCAACTGAATATTCTTCAACATTGATTCCTTTTTCTGCTAAAGCTTCCACTGTTAAGCTATACTTAGCTAGTAATTCTTCTAGTGTCACATGTTCCACCTCCTTGAAATTATTTTGATTAACTAGTTGACTAAATTCTTCTAGTTTTCTAGTAATTTCATCTTGTATTACATTAGTAGAAAAGACTTTCTCAACTGAAGCTTTCTGCATGGCAGGAAGTACATCTTGTCCAAGCATACATGCTCCATAAAACTTAAATTTAGAGAAATGGAAATAACCTTGTTCATCCCATGAACCATCATATTCATCATGCAATTCCATACTTTGATTTACTTCGCCTTGTTCATTTATAATTGAAATAGCGTCATCAAACTTAGTCCATAAAAGACCATCAACTACTAGATAATCTAATAGTTCACCTGTATCTCCTTCTTTTTGTTCAAATCGAGGATTACAGTTTTCTGGAATCACACCAAATGCTTGACCAATGTATTTAGTTTTGATTTCTCCATCTTCTACTACTAATTCCATTTCATGACCTCTAAAGTCTTTATCTCCAAACTTACTTTCTTCAATATATCCTAAGATTGGAGTATTCTTTAAAGAATCAAATGCTTGTTCTACAACATCTTTGTCAAAGACACTTCTATTGTAGTTTTTGCCTAAATGCATAAGCCAAATTTTTACTTTTTGAAAGCGAGAATCATAGTTCTCTACATTCTCAAAGCGAACTGGAATTTTAGTATTCACCTTCATTCTATGTTCTCACCCCTTTCTATTGTCTATTCGCATTACTCCCACTCTCTTGAGTTGCTTCACCACTTGGAGTTAAATCACCTTGTTTTTGTGGTCTGCCATCACTGCCTAAGCCATTAGCACCACCAGAACCTTGTGATTGAGTGTGAGAACTTGAAAGAGGAATAAAACTATCTGCTAATCCTAGAACTTCATTTTCTAGATAGTTCATAGACACTAAAGAACTAGGAGTAAGACCTAATGAAGCACCCAACATTGATTTAACAGGTAAACCATATTGTGCGTTTTGTAACAGCATATCTGTATTCTCTTTTCGATTGAATATTGTATTGTCAAGGATTCTAACTCTAAACTTGAATTGTCCTTTAACTGCATTAGCTAATTTGTTGCTAATAATTCTTTCGATTTGTCTTAAC